TTATAGTTTTGTGGTCGCTGTTTTGGTCGGTAAACTGTTTTCTGGACGCTTTTTATTAAACTTCTCAATAATCTTTTGATTGTAGCCAGGTATTGCATGACCGTACATATTCAGCGTGGTCGTTGAACTGGCATGACCAAGGATACGAGAAACCTCCAATATAGGAAGTTGGTGCGCCAATGCGGCTGTGGCAAACGTGTGTCGGAACACGTGGATGTTTTTACCGGCAACTTCTGCCTGGTCGCAGGTCTTATTCCATATCTTTCGGATGTTGTTATAGTTCCAGGCATTCCCGTATTTTGTTTGGAATAACAACCCGGTAAGCCTTGTAACATTGTCCTCACGACGCAGCGCTTTGATTCGTTCTACGGCCTTCTTATAAACGATAGGGATGTAACGATCTCCGGATCGAGTCTTCGGGGCGTTGAAATTATTCCCTACACGCCCTACCTTTGTCCGGGAAACGTGAATCTCCCGTTTTGTAAAATCAATATCCTCAAACCGAAGCGCACACAATTCACCTACACGCATACCGGTCACAAGCAGTAAGTAAAAAAATGTGTAATACGGCTGCTGACATCTGCGCGCGCTGTATGGCTTGCCAGGCGCCGGTGTGTTTCTTTTTAGCACCCGGAAAATCCGAAGCAACTCCGGCAAAGTAAAAATCTCTATTTCGGAAGATGGGATTTTTGGCGGTTCCACTGCATCCATCGGATTGTAGGTAATCTTACGCAATATCATTGCTTTTTTGAAAGCTCCGACTAATAGCTTATGGACTTTGCTTACTGATGCAGGGGCCAATGTCAGATACAAAGTGTTGTAAAGTCCTTGTATCTGATCCGCGCCAATTTGTCCCAGGGGGAATTGGTAAATCGGTTCTAATTTTTTCGCAGTTTGCTTTGCTCTTAAAAAGGTTTGTTCCCGGTACTTAGGTTTAAGGTAAGTTACCATATAATGAACAATCCATTCCCCTAGAGAAAGAGAGCAGGGGGAGATAAGACTGCACTGTTCCCGTAAAGAACGTGTCTTCCGGGCAAACAGATCTCGTTCTCGTTCACCGGCTTTTGTGTTCGCAAAACGTTTTTTACAATGCCTGCCGGCATTATCGTAATAATCGTAAGTTAGCTTATCCCGGGAACGATCATACCCAAAACTTCCATCTCCTCGCATATTTTTTCCCTCCTTCTTTATTTAGGAGGCCTGCCATGCTATAATAAACATGACAAAGCCTTCCTTCATTCGCGTGTTGGGTGGAATTTGTCGACTGGACCGTTCGGAGTTGCTGCTCCGGGCGGTCTTTTTTATTGTTTTAAAATCTTACCTTATCAAAAGATTCTACTAAAGTTATTGGACTATGGAATAGTAATTCAACCTCTGTTCTTGTTTTGTTTGCGGAATATTGAATATTGTACCCATGGATATCATAGTCTTCATAAATCTCTTTGATTCGTTCTTCATCATCATAGGTTGCAATCCAATGATAGTTATTCATAGCTCGAATTGAGTTTGAAAGCTGGACGTGTGCTGCATCATCAAAAAAGTTTTTATACAAATGTTTTCCCTCTTTGTAGTAAGGCGGGTCAAAGTAAACGAAGAGGCGCTGCGAATCTTCCTGTAAGAGAACCTGATTGATTAGTGCATTTGCATCCAAGTGGTAAAGACGGATCGCATTCCCGTGGTCTGCTATATTTCGAATCTTAGCTATTAAATCTGTCTTATTAAGCCGGCAGCCTAGAGGATACTTGGAGTTTTGCGCATAGCCTCCGATAGGTCCACCAGTAATGATACCAGCCCGGTTTGTTCGATTGAGAAAGAAGGTTGCAAATGCTAGGTTGAAATCATACTCCTGCTGATTATTTTCTTGTGCCTCTGTGTAAATCTGTCGCTGACGATGCCATTCCTCTATGTTGATATTAACTTCTTTGATTCTGTTTATGAACCGTTCGGTTTCATTCAGAATAGCATACCATATTGAATAAATGGCGATATCAAAATCATTTAATATAACAGATGATATATCTTCAGATAAAAGAAGCGCCAAAGCCGTACCCGCTCCGCCACAGAACGGCTCACAGTAAATCACGTCGGTCAGTGCATTGTGTTCCATTGTGTGCTTAACAAACTGATACAGCTGTGTTTTTCCCCCGGGGTAACGTAAAATTGATTTTGTTCTAGGCATCGTATATCCCTCCCTTCTTCCTTATTTTACTTGAATTTTTATAGTTTGGCCATAGCTAATTTATAGGAATTAACCCTAAATTTTTGGCTATGGTATTATATGCATCCTTCAACTCAGATAAAAAAGGGGTAAGTAACATTTGATTTGCATCACCCCAAAATTTCATAACATGTGTCTCCTCAAAAGAATCTTTATATTGACCAAATAGTTTTTTTAGCTTTTCCCTATCATTTCCCGCAGATTGATATTGGGCTTGAATAGCAGCTATTGTAATGCCATGTGAAATACAATCTTCTTGTAAGAAATACTCATGAGCTTCTTGGGAATTGGAAATTAAAAACTCAAATATCGTTTTTTCTGGAGAAAAGGTGCCTGGAAGCGTGAGAATATGTTGTCTAGCATTATTTAAGTTATGAATGATGTTTTTTGTTGCAGTATCTGTTTGCACGTCCCCGTCTAAAATCACAATCTTACTGATAAAATTAGCAAAATCACCTTTGATGATAGACAACAAAGAGTTTTTGCCGATTTTTGTGTCGAGCAAGTTTAGGCGTGAGGTAATTTTTTTTGCTTCAGTTCCAAAAAGATTTTGTAAAAACCAACGAGCTTCTGCATCTTCCGTATATACTTTTACTTTATTTTCCCCGTGAATTAGAGGATCTTCTTCTAATAAGCTCTTAATAGTAAAGAAGTGGGGATTTTGCTGTACCTGAAGCGTTAAGTTTGCCTTTGATAAGTAATAAACATTGGTATCATTTTCTGTTGCATCAGGAAATATGGAAGAATTAGTCAGTGCCCTTGAGGCATATTCTAGTATGCTAAGACTATGTGTGGTATAAACGACTTGTAAATCTAATGACTTAGCTTGTTTTAACAAGTATTTTACTAATTTTATTTGTGCGGATGGATGCAGTGTGGCATCTAATTCATCAATTAGTAACATACCGCCACTGTAGCGATCGGCCTGTTTTTCTTTTAAACGCTTGAATGACTCAATAGCTAATAAAATCTGACCTAAATTATCCTGACCCGCTGAATTTGATAAATAGTCGTACTCGTTTGTTTCTATAGCAAAAGCGTGCTTTCTAGAGGTTTCTGGGATAGAGACAGATTGGATTGATTTGATTTCCGTTGGGATTGATAAAATTTTTTTGTATTCATCAATTACATTTTGTAAATTTTGAGATGGTATATTTTTGTGAATAAGTTCTTCAGATTCAGATTCACCAATTGGAAAGAGCCGGGAAAGTCCCAAAAATAAGGTCGGCCACTTTTGTTTTGCAGAATGTTTCTTGCCATTTGCATCTTTGTATTCAGGAATCATTCTAGGACGGGTCTTTTTTGTTTTAGGATTTTTCTGCCATGTTATTCTGCAAGTCCTTATGGAGTTATCAGAGAAAGAAATTGTCAGGATGTTAGGTGCTGATTTGTCGTAAACCCTGCTCATTTTAAATATTTCACTAAACTCTGTTCTGAATTGATTTTGAATGATAGGTTTGCCTTCTCTGACTTTTAATTCACTTGAATTTCCTAGAATTCCTAACAAAGTAGATTTCCCGACGGCATTAGTGCCTGAAAAAATGGTCATATATTTTCCTAAATAAAATGTTTGCTCTTTAAATAAACGAAAATTATTTATGGTAAGAGATAATATTCTCATCCTCATCGTGTTAACCTCTTTTCTAAAGTTGAGAATTGAAAGAAGCACTCTGCACGCCGTCCTTCGGGGCGGCTTTTTTATTTCTTTATATCGTCTTGCCGACGTTGGCAAAATGGTTAAAAATCCCCAACGCTTGGGAATTTATCACAGTCATTAACATCACCGTTTCTTATCCTGTAAGGATTTTACGTTTGCTTCTAATTCTTGCAGGTCCTGCTTATCCGCGAGGGCTGCCTCATACTCCTTGCGTCGTTTTTCAAAGGTCTCATATTCTTTGGAAACAATTTCTTTCATGGCAGCATTGGAATATTGACCATGCGAACGGAGCAGGGGAACCTCATGATCCATCAAAATCTTGTTGGCTGTCTCACGCCAGTAATTCAGTGTCAATGTTTTACGAAGCTTCACACGGAGTTCGGCGCTTTCAAGGAAAATAGATACCAGGCGATTCAGGAAATCAATTTCATCATTCGACAAATAATTCTTGGCAATGTAGATATCCTGCTTCCGGACTCGGGTTCCCTGCCACGCAGTGAGTGCCATATTGGGCTTCGCGGCATCGGCGCGGGAAATGATAAGATCGGCAGCCGTCTTGCCGGTTACGAAGTAGATCAGTTTGTTCTGGGTTTCCGCAAAGAAATGCTGTGTATCTTCTTCCGTGCTGACATAATCTGCCGACAGAGCGAACAGGTCGCGCAGTTTCTGATAGAATCGCTTTTCGCTGGCACGGATGTCACGGATCTGTTCCAGTAGTTCATCAAAATAGTCCGGACGGCCATCAGGATTCTTTAGTCGGTCGCTATCCAGCAGATAGCCTTTCAATAAAAACTCTTTCAATGTGGAGTTTGCCCACTTGCGGAACTGAGTGCCACGAGGCGATCGAACACGAAAACCAACTGCAAGAATTGCGTCAAGATTGTAAAACGTAATTACACGCGTTACCTGGCGAGAACCTTCTGTGTGAACTACCGAGGATTGCTCAGTAGTTGCTTCTCGTTTTAGCTCCCCGTCTTTGTAGATGTTTTTTAAATGCAAGGAAACATTATCAGTGGAGCAATTGAATAATTCGGCCATCTGTGCTTGGGTAAGCCATACCGTATTGTTCTCAGCGTAAAGCTTTACCCGGACTTTCCCATCTTCTGTGTTATACAGAATGATATTTTCCATGATATTTCTCCTTAACTGGTCGAAATCGACCAGTTTTGTCTTTTAAACTTTTCTCATCCGGCCTCAACTACCCTACTGGTTAGTCTTTTTTCTTGATTAATTTCTTTATCTCTTTGTCAAAATCAGAACTGATACGCTGTGTCTTGTTAAATTCTGTGTATTCGGCAATCGCTTTGGCATCAGCCTCTTTTTTGGAAATGCGTCCGGAACCTTTTAAAATTTCGTATCTGCGAAAAGAGAGAAATTCATTGACACTGGAGGCAAATTCTTCCATCGTAAATACTATTTCTCGCTCAATCAAATCTTCAATGTAATCAAAATAACCGGATACTGTACTTTCCAAACGGCGTATTTGTTTTTCATCCAAGTAATTCTTTGCGATAGTTACATCAGACTTTAAAATACGGCCATCCGGTGAATTTTTCCAAATGGTCAGTCCCATATGGTCTTTACTCCGATCCGACCGATTGTAAATAATTTCGGCAGCGGTTTGTCCGGTAATCGCATAGTGGAATTTATTCTGTACCATAGCATAAAACTGATGTGTAATCTCAGAATCCTTGTCATAGTCTATGCTGCATTCGGCAAAAATATCTGTAATCTGTTGCCAGATCCGCCGCTCGCTGGCCCGTATGGAACGTACTCTTTCCAGTAATTCACGGAAGTAATCTTTACCAAATGCTGTACGGGCCTGTTTTAATCTGTCATCATCCATGGCAAAGCCTTTGATGATATATTCTTTTAGGATGTCTGTGGCCCATATGCGGAACTGAGTAGCACGGCGAGAGTTAACGCGGTAGCCTACGGAAATAATGGCGTCGAGATTATAGAAATTAGTTTCATGAGATTGTGTTTTACCGGGTATTGCTCCGTGGAGAGTGGTTGTTGCAAATTCTGCAACAACCACTTCTGGGTTTAGTTCGCCTTCGGCAAAAATATTTTTGAGATGTCTGCTGATGGAAGATTTATCAACACCAAACAGATCTGCCATAGCCTTTTGTGTAAGCCAAATAGTTTCATTTTGAATAAAGGCGTTTACTGAAATATCTTCATCTGCTGCGCGATAGATTAAAAATTTAAATTGCGTTGTATCCATGTATTTCTCCTTCTAAAATTGCAAAAAGTGTTGTTTTTGCAAAGATATGTCTTTCAGATTGCAAAATATGCGGCTTTTGCAATGACCAGTTATAAACTTCTCCTGACCTCAACTACCTTACCGAATGCTCTGAACAGAGGAACCATTTTTATTATTTGCTTTTACTACCGTCAATTGAGATGCAAATGGAATTATGATGCCTATCGCGAGAATAAAATCCGCGTTTGATAAGTTCGTCTGTTACTTTATCCTCTGGAAGTGATGTTTCCAGTAGGGGTATTAACTTAAAATCATCATCAAAGTATTCGAAATAGTCGTATTTTCTATGAAGATAATAATGAATATTCCTTCTGCTGAATCGATTCGGTATAAACACTTTGTAGATGTAAATTACACCAAAGTGTTTTTTTGTTTGTTCTGGTATATTAGAAAGGCAAATATCTTCTAATACCTGTTTTCGCGCAGACTTTGAAAATTTTATATCATGGGCAGTTAAGAATTTGATCAATTCATCCTTTTTCCCAAAAGTTATTTTTTCTTGTATTCCTGACCCATCCTCCGCCAAAATTCCGGAACGCAAGAGTTCTTCAATTATAGCATCAGCCTTAACAGTAACGATTGGTTCTTTATCGGTGGTATTGTAAGCAATTTTGCAGAGTTCCTTTTGGGCATCTTGGGAGAGCATTTCAACGATATCTATCGTTTCGGATAAGCCTGTTTTTTCATCTTTTGTTTGAGGGATCATCTTTATATCCGTGTCAGCTTTTTCATTTAAAACACCAAGCTCGATAGCAAGTCTGTATATATGTTTACAAGGTAGTTTAAATCGTATAAAATCGACGCAATTACAAGAATCAAGCCAAGTTTCATAACGACCATGTGACCCTTTAAAATATCCGAAAAAGTCTTCGCTATCTATTTTTATAGGAGTTAGCTTCGCTGACTTTGCAGATGTTATTCGTTTGTTTGCATGCTCTGTGGTATGTGTGTCTGGTCCCCATGATGTAGTCCATTTTTCCAGTGCTTTTTCATTCATATAATCTACCTCCATAATAACTTCTCTTAGAATAAAAAGGTGGCGAGACACCCTATATGAAATTTGATTTGGATTTTACTTCACAATCCAAATTAAGCGCCTTTTGGATTTTCTTTTTCCTCGTTTCCATAACGACCACCGACAACAAGATCTTCCGCGTAGTCACTTAGTTTTCTCTTACCTTCGGAGTTCAATCTTTGAAAATTAGAAAGCAATATCTTTTCTTGCGTTGAACAAAATGTATTTTCATGAAAAACAGTTGGTGGGAATAGTTCGTTTATGCTAATCCCAAATAAAAAAGCCATTTGGAAAAGTTGATCTTGTTCAGGTTCAGAGACGCCGTTTTCCCATCCTGAAATTGTATTAAATTTTACGCCGACCTTATTTCCAAGTTCCTCTTGTGTCCAACCCATACGTTTTCTATTGTCTCGTATCTTTTTAGATGAATATGCCCTTACTTTACTTATCAACTCTTTTTTCGCCATAAGAAAAATCCTTTCTTTTCTTCTGTAATTACATAATACACGAAATTTAATTCGTAATCAAGAAGAAATTTTCGCAAAACAAGAAGAAAAATGTTGACAAAGAACAAAACTTCGAGTAACATGAAGTGTGAAAGGAGGCTGAAAAATTTATGCAACCACTGGAATCAATTCGCAGAGCAAGAAAAGAAAGCCAAAGTTTTGTAGCTAAACTTATTGATGTGGACATTAGAACTTACCAGAACAAGGAGAAAGGTATTTCTCAATTTAAACAGAGTGAAATGTTTATATTAGCAAATCATTATAATATGACGATTGAAGAACTTTTTTTGCCCATAAACTTCGAGAAATGCGAAGTTTAATGAAGCAGCCAATTGGTATGGACATACAGAACGGAAACAGCGAGAGGGGGTGAGGGGTACAGATGGAAAAAGACAAAGCCATATTTATCAAAAGGATGGCAATGAATCTGATTGATAAATATGGCAAAGAAGAAGCTCATACCAGAGTCCATGAAATGAAAAATCTTGTTTGTGAATATCAGCAGTCAGGGCTTGATGTTGGCGATTGTATATGGGTATTAAGTTTTGTTGACTCTACTATTTTACAATGGAAATCCCAACAATAACATCATCCTTGTCGTTTTCAAAATTAAGATTCTCAATTTTAATTAAGCCTTGTTCTTCAAGTGCTCTCAAGTCCAGAACAAGAGCATCAGCCGACCGCCCATGGGATAAATACTGGGAACAGATTGTATCAAAAGTAATCAATGGGCCCCGATTCGTAGGTGTAGCGGGCAATGTTTTTAATAAATCAAGGAGTTTCATGTGGTATCACCTCCTTTCCATGAGGAGATTATGCCACGAAAAAGCGAGAGGGGGTGAGAAGAATGGGAGTCGAGTGCGAGGAAATCAAAAGTCATTATCATCTGATTTATGACAAAAAAACGCTACATGGCATTTTTAAGATTGAAATCAATCTATTAGCGCCACGTAGCGAAATTGGGAAAATAACTGAAGAAATTCACGAGATGCTTTTAAAGATAGCTAACGGTCAAAGGCCGGAGCAATGAACTTCCATTCTGTCCAGGTTTACCACCGGATTGGGAATGGCAGTTCACAAAACGGTTGTATGAATTAATTATAGCACAGAATGGGGTACCAGCGGCGGCGAGAGGGGCGAAAACATAATGAAAAAGGGTAAAGAAAAGCCCCGACAAAATCGGGGTGGGGAGACGCTGATATGAAAACAGAAATTACCAGGGAAGAATATGAACGGCTCATGAAACGGCTGAATGAGGAAATCCAACTATCTAAAAAAAATCTCCTTTTAGCAAGAGTTAATTTAGGACTACAGATTACTTTGCTGTGTATTCTCTTTGCTACTTTTTTAAAACAGCAACAATAACTGCCGCAAGACCAACCAAAATTGCGAGGCTGTTGAGAAAACGTAACTCCTTGTGTCGTTTGGCCGCGAGCTCTTCTTGGTGGGCAGCTTCCTGTTTAATTACCAGTTCCTTTTTCAGATAGTACAACATGTTTTCGCCGGTTACTGTCAGGTGAAAACGGTCTGTGTCTTTAAACTGATAGAGTTCCTGGAAGTCTTCCGGAACATCGATGAACTGGACTAAAGCCGGGAGACGTTGGATACCGAATCTCTGAAATTGGTTAAAGTGATATGCGATTTGTGGTTCTCTTGGCGGGTCATCCCACAGATACTGCATAAGCGTTGCAGAGTTCATTCCCGGCAGCACATTACAGATATCTTTATAGGAATCTTTACCGGAACCGACAGCAAGCACCAATTGATCCTTTTCCTCATCCGTAAGCGTATATCTGTTTTCTTCATACACTTTCAGTTGTTCGTTAAACTGCCGGTTACGTTCTGCCTGTTGCTGTGTTTGTAGCATTCCCTGCGCTATGGGTGATTCAAAAATACCCTTAATGACGCCCAGAACGTTATCGTCCTTTGGATCCATGAGTGTCATCTCCTTCCGCGACTATTATACCACGGAAGAAAGTCCATAAAAAAGTGAGGTAATAACAGTGCTGAATGAAAAGAACCAGGCATTCTGCGAAATATGGGCAATAACATTTATGGTAGAAGCTAACAAGAGGATTAGGGTCGAACTTGTGCCTGCCCAGAGCCGTGGTGAGGCGCTACATAACTTCCACGAGTGTTTCCGGCATGGGCGCTACAAAATAGTGAACGTCGGTGAAGTGCCTGAGGAATGAAAGCGGCAGAGGGGGTGAGAAGAATGGATCTGGTTATTCTTGTAGTGTTATGTATTTACTTATTTTTAAAAGTGCTCATTTTGAAAATTTCATTAGAAGCATTAATCGGATACATGGTGGATAAAAAATACACCATCCCGCCAGAGGAAGACTGGCAAAGATGGCGTGTATGGTCAGCTAAGAATCTTATAGGGATACGGATTGACCAGAAAGATAGGATTTGATTGTTTCTGTCACAACTCCTTCGGCAATTCGCACGATGCCGGAAAGAGATTCGATACCAAGTTTTAAGCTTATTTTCTTAGTGGTATTAAAGATGGAGTCATTTCGAATGTTGGCCATGAAGTTATGACCGGCCGGCGTTAAGTCAGAAACAGCTATATACGAAGGCCCTGGGTTATGAAATTCTTCAAGTAAGCCAGCTTTAATACAGTAATTTAGATGATATACCAATACCTCATTCGAGTAGTCATTCAGTAGTTTTCGTTGATTATCATCAGGTGTAGGCAAATCATCTTCATGTAAGTATACAAAGCTTGTTCGCTGTACAGAATCAATATCTAAGTACGTGGCACAGGAAGTGGGCGACGTTAAATTTTCCGCCCATAACATTACGTCTCTAACACAGTCATAGTTTAAACGCATATAATTACCTCCTTTTCATGAGGAGATTATACCACGAAAAAGTAAGGGGGGGTGAGGGGATGGAAGAAGTAAAAAAACTATCGCCGGAGGAAATCCAGGCGATAGTTGAAGACATGTTGGTTGATATAAGTCAGGAGGCTCAAATAAAGATTCTTACCGAGCTGGTCGTGACTTGCATTAAAGCAGTACAGAAGGCTCACGAGAGTTCTATGCCAGGAGTAATAACACATACCGAAGCTTTTCTCTGTTCGGCCATTGGGGAACTTAGAGAACAGGTTAAAGAACACAGGCTTTGAGAAAGCGGTTACCAAAATCAGTTATTTGTGCCCGTTGAGGTACAATTGCTACCATTTTGTTAGGAGGACAAAGAAGAGTTTGTACAAAGGGTTTTAAAACAGAAAGAATATGCGAATAGTGCTCTGCATTTGTAAAATATGAGCCATCATCAGGTAATTTTATTAACCCAAGTCTTTCAAAATTCTCTGTTATGCTTGCTATTTTTCTGAAATCTTGTTCTGTATGCGGAATCATGTCATCATACAAAATAATGTGCTGTATTAAATCAACACCTTCCGCTGAAAGCTCAAACTCTTCTCCTAAAGGGTGTTTATTATTGGAATCACCGTGGTTTTGGAGCCTAATTACGCACATGGGTAATAACGGAGGGAAGTTAAACAGTATTTTAGCTTCTTCCGGGCTTAACTGGCTGATAATTTCCACGAATGAGGGGTGGGCTAAAGATTGCAGATCTTCGGTCATGGAAGTAGCCAACAAGTTAGCAAATAGTGCATGCAAGTGTTCGGAATCTGCGGTAAAACGGCTTTTCTCAAGAATCGGGGCAGCAATATGAACTGGTGGCGCGATTATTTTATTTGGTGGGACCTCTAATAACTTTTCTGTTAAATTGCTGTGCAGTTTTTGTATGGAGTATTTTGCGTATTCACCAATATAGTTACCAGGATAACCAACAATGTTCAATACGGAACTTAATGCATGGTCAATAGCGGACATTGTTTCTGGTAATGCTTTATTGGTGGAGTCAATAATCTTATGGGCGTTGATTTCAATAATTGGATTTCCCATTTTAAAACTCCTTTGTGATTTATTCCGGTGGCAGCCGGTAATTCAATTATATCACTGAACAATGGTAATCAAAAGTTATCCACAGTATTACTTTGTAAAACCCAACACGCGAATGAGAAAAGAAATGAGGTGAAGAACGTGCAGTTAATCAAGATACAGGATTACACAGAGAAGTGCGGTCTGCCGGAAAGTACGATTCGGCGATATTGCAGGGAGGGAATTCTGCCGGCCATGCGGATCGGGCGAAGGTATTACATTGATGAGCCGGAAGCAGATGCAATCCTGAAAGAACAGGTAAGCCTGTCTACCGCACAAAGGCGAGCCAGCCCAAACGTACCGGAATTGCGCCGGCAGAAAAGTAGTAAGAAGTTCAATTTTTTAGAAGCATTAAAAAAAGCTTGAAAGGAGTAAAAGATGAAAAGAGTCATTAATATGTACGCTTTTATTGCAGGCTGTTGCATTGTCCACCGGGCGATACTCAAAGATCACTGGGCGCATATCGCGCATGAAGACTTTTACCTGGGGGCGGCTACGGCGGCCGGCGGGTACTGTGTAGTGCAGCTGGTCGTGTTTGCTGTGACCGGTGGATGGATAGGAGGATAGAGGCGAGCAATGACGATATCAATCGGCGGGAAATGCCAGGCGGCACCAACTGGTCGGTGCCAATACGCCTGGGACTGTAGATTTTGCTCTAAATGGCTTAAATGCTACAAACGAAAAATGCCCGGTGCCGGGCAGGGATACGCAACAAATAATAAATGCTTTACCTGTATGCATTGCAAAGCAGGAAAGCGTTGGAGTGATGGTTTTGTATGTGATTTGCAGGCAAAAAATAAGACCGCCTGTGCGGGAACACAGACGGCAGATAAATTTTGTGAGCAAACAAAATTATCGTTACCTCATTATAACACATGCTTAAAAATAAGCAAGGAGAGATTATGACATATCAGGAGATTGTTCATTGTAGCCGTTGCGGGGCGCCGATCCGATTCATCCGGACCAAGAAGGGCAAGCAGATGCCGGTAAATGCCAAGCCGATGATCATTGTTCCGGTGCAAAAAGGCGGGCATACGTTTATTACATTAGACGGAGAGGTATTCCAGGGCTTACCGGAGGAAAAACTTGCATATTATGACGGAGTTGACAGTATCGCAGCGTATGAATGTCATTTCGCGACCTGTCCGGCCAGTCAGGTTTTCCGGAAAAAGAAATGATCAGTATCGATTTTCTTTTACAAGGCGTGCGTCGCAGCGAGCGAGCCACGATTATCAAAAGTACATTACGAAAGAAGGCGAAAAACATGGAGACAAAAGAGAAATGGATTAGCGGGCGGCGGCTTCCGAAACTGGGACCAGAGGAAACATTTTGTCGCTATCTGGTTTATACGGATAGAGCAGAAGTCAGGGAAATGGACTTCACCATGAACCCTTTGGACAAAAAGGCGGCAGGCAAAAAACCGCATTGGGAAGAACCGGACGGATCCGATTGCCGCAATAAAATCTTGTATTGGCGTGAGATGTCGGAACCGCCGGAAAAGATGAAGAAAAAAGGGGCCGGAAAATGAAAAAAGTGAAATGTCCCTGCCTGCGGAATTGTCCTGACAGGCGTCCGGGTTGTCATAACGCGGAGTGTAAACATGGTTGGGCGGCGTATGAAAAAGAGTATCATAAAAACCTTTTAGAAATACACCGGGAAAAGATTGCGTTACAACAGGCAAGCGAATACCGGGAGGAACGGGTTAGAAAATGTCTGCGGCGCAAGATGGGAGGGCGAAAATCCCTGCCGCTTAAATAGATAAGCAGGCATGGTCAGAAAAAAGAGGTCTATTTTAACAAATGATTGGGATATTTGTTATTTATGTGAGCAACGGTCTGAATGTACGCATCATGTCTATGGCGGGAGCCGGCGGCATACGAGCACTATAGAAGGTTTTCAGGTGCCATTGTGCAACCGGTGCCACAACATGAGTGATGAGGCGATACATTTTAATCGGGAACGGGATTTATGGCTGAAACGGAAGTGCCAGAGGGCTTACGAAAAGCGCCATACCCGGAAAGAATTCATTAAATTGATAGGGAGGAATTACCTTGAGTGAGCAAAACAAAATTATTGACATAAACAAGCAGCGGAATGTTCAAATGGCGATCGATAAACTGAACAAAGAGCAGGAAAAGAAAGTGAACGATGCAAACATTTGCCGCATTCACGAATTTTTAATTGATATGGTCATTGCGAATCCGGAAACCGCAGAAGCGATAACGAGTAAAAAGGATGTATTAAGCAAGGCGTTAAGCGTGATCAAGGCAGCAGCACAGAAAAACGGCGGTGGGATTCCGGACAATGTGGGTTTCGAGGCCGTCTTAAAAGATTTAGGAATAGAAGGCTACGAAGTGCGGATGAAGCCGGAGGTATGCCGGATTGGGGCGCCGGCGGCGAAGAAAACGACATACATTGATTTAGATGATTTCATTTGAGAGGTGACACATGGAATTAGAAGAATTCAATCGTCATTTTTCTGACGAAATCACAAAAAAAATCAAGTTATTTGCCAGGAGAGCATTGCTGTCAGCTTGCTATGACTGCCTTATTGTAGAAGATAAAGAAAATAAAAAGCGGGCTTTTTGCACGCATTGCAAAAAGTGGGTGGAGATACCGGAGGATAACAGACATACCGGTTCACCGCAGTATATAAGAAAATGCAAGTATAACGGGGATCAATTTGCTGGATCCGAACCAGGCAAGATACAGACCTGTCCTTCATGCAGAAAGAGCTATAACGTCTATCACGCCTGGAGGCTGGTTCTTAGTCAGTTGAATGCGGCAATCAGTATCTCTATTTGGCAAAAATCAAGAATTGATAAACAAGCGATAACTATGCGGCGCATAGAAGTAAACAGGAGTTTCAGCACAAAAGCAATCGTGCGGGATACCTTTGTTGAAATGGAACGTTACTTGTTCCGGATGGGGGAAAAAACACTACGGACTAAAAAAATAATCTATTTTCATCCGCTGCCGGAATCAAAGTATCGCGCAGTGGAAGGAGGGTTTGTTAAAAGCATTAAAGATCGTGCGGCATACAATTTTCCCTTTTCGAGAATGGATCCGCTGGCAGGAGAATATTTCATGGACATGACGGGGTTCGATCATGCCATTGCAAACACACCCTTTCAGTATTGCAGCTACAAATTAGTTGAGTTAAGTAATTATCAGCAACGGCACGGTTTTAACCAAGGCTACCCTGAATTCTTAGTACAATATCTGGATTTATACAGCGCAAAACCATGGGTAGAAATTTTGATTAAAAACAGACTGAGCGAACTTGTCGCAGAAAAGGTGAGGGGGAAAGGCTTCCCAAATGTTATAGACTGGCGGGCAACCAGTATAGGAAGAGCCGTAAGACGCTTCACCAAACAGGACCTGCAAGAGATACGAGAATTGAACGAAAAAAAATACAACTATGAGATTGTAGACAGTGAAAAATTATCCTTTTTATTATTAGCAAGGAAGAAGCTGTTCCCTGATTTAACAGTCAACGATGTTATAGAAATCAGTGAGGGCTGCAGCATGTATGGACTGTCTCGTAATCTGCAAGAATTAAACTTGAAAATGACTGTAAGTTTCTCCAAGTTTGAGGCATACTGCGCAAAACAAGAAAAGCTTATAAAGCAGCCTTCCAAATTATTGTCTATGTATTTAGGAGATTGGTTGGATTATCTGCGTGATGCGGAAAAATCAAAGTTGGACTTGCAAGACCTGCGGAATTTATGGCCAAAGAATCTGATTACGACACATGCGAATATCTTAGAACAAATGCAAATTGAGAAAAACCGGCATCTGAACGAACAGATTATTGCTTTATTGCCACAGCGGCAGGAGTTGTTCTCCTTCGCAAGCAAAAAGTACCGGATTCGCCCGGCGGAAAGTGTTGCTGAACTTGTTGCAGAAGGAAAGAAACTACACCATTGTGTTGGTAGTTATGCCAAAGAATATGCGGAAGGTTCAACTAATATTTTATTCTTGCGAAAAAGCGAAAGTCCGGATGCTCCTTTCGTCACGATGGAAGTAGTGAAGGACGAATACGCACAGTACCATCTGGTTCAGATAAGGGCCAATATGAATGCCGACCCGCCGGAAGATGTCAAAAAATTTGCCCAGCGTTTTATAAAAGTCGTAAATGATAGGGCAAAAGAAACGAAAGTGAGGGTTAGGATCGCATGATTACAGATAATAATGAAGCAAAAATGGATAGTATGAACTATCCGGAAGCGGTACAGGAACAGGAAACGGAAGTGGCAGTGCGAACGCCTGAAATCGTGGCAGCGGAGATCCGCCAGATTGCCAGTCAGACGATCAAGATGGTGCTGAACAATAGCATTGAAATCGGTAAGAGGTTGTGTGAAGCAAAAGAAATGGTACCGCATGGAGCGTGGAGCGACTGGTTAGAGAAATCTGTTAATTTTAAACAGTCCACGGCTAACAATCTGATGCGCATCTACATTGAGTACGGAGAGACGCAAGGGCAACTCTGGGGCGCGTCCGCAAAATCCCAAGCGTTTGGAAATTTGACATATACAAAGGCGGTGGCACTGCTCGCGGTACCATCGGAAGAACGAGAAGAGTTCGCTGAAACAAACCATGTAGAAGACATGAGTACAAGGGAGCTGCAGGAAGCAATAAAGGCCAGGGAAGAAGCAATAAAAGAAAAAGAGGCGCTTAGCAAGAAAGTCGAAAAGATAGAGCTTGAAGCAGAACAGGCAAAACAGAACATTAAGGATCTAAAGAAACAGTTGAAAACGGAAAAAGAGGAAGCGAAAAACGCACTGCAGTCCTGCAAAAATGATTTTGAGGAGCAGCAAAGCCGACAGAAGGCAGAAATTGACAGGTTAAAGGCTGAGTTGGCAGACGCAGAGGAAAAGTCGGTTTCCGAAGAATCCAAAGCGGAGATAGAACGCCTGAAACAAAAATTGAGTGAAGCGGAAGCGGCGGCCACAGATGAAAACGTGACACGCTTTAAGTTCTATTTCCGAGCTGTGCAGGATGATTTTACACAGTTACTTACGGCGTCGGATAACATTGTGAATGAAACAGTGAAGACAAAGCGGCAAGCAGCGTTAAAAGCGTTGTTGCAAAAATTTATTGAGATTATCGAGGGGTGACAGCATGACGTGGTTTGCGGCATTTGGCTTTATGGTTTTTGGCGCAGCGTTTGGAATTTTTATCATTTTACTTTTTCTCGGCGCGTATCAGGATGATGACCAATAGGGGGGATTTGTGGATATGAGAATCAAATCGATTGGAATCAAAAAATCAGGGAAAATGCTGGCAATCAGCTGGTATTCCGGTGAAGAGGAAAATACATTAAATTCAGTAACGGATTCCGAACCGCCGTTACAAAGTTTCAAAACGGCCTGGGACTCGCTAGCGGCGGCAATGTGGGATTATATGAGCTTGTCCTCTGAATATCTTCCCGGCATAAGCCGCTACAAACGACCGAAGAAAACATTGCGGTTACAGAGTATGGTGTTCGTTAAAACCGACACAGACAAAGGACATTTGGAAAAAATCAGGATGGTACTGGCATTTTGCCCGTTTGAGATGGTTTCCGATATTGCGGTGATTCGCATGCCTCCCATCTACATTAAAAATACGTATGTTGATGATGACGCAGAAGAATGCTGTGGCGCCGGCGAAGCCAGTCCGGCCCTATACAAGTTGATTGAAAAAGTGAAGGCGGAAGCGGAACGCTATATCAATGGGGAACGTATGCAGATGGTGATCCCCGGTATGGAAGATAAAAACCAGCGCATTATTAATGCAGTGGATATGGAAGACAGGGAAATGGAATTGCTGAAGGAAGAACAGGCGGCGGATCTGGCCGCGGAGGCGGCGCAGGCAACAAAGCCTGTGAAACGAAGGAAGTAATTATTTCCTATTATATACAGCAGCATAAAGCTCCGGATATGTTTTATCACAGCATAATTTTAATAAGAAGTAAAACCGGAAAAGGCGCAGACCGGATCCGGGGCTTTATGTTCATATATAAAATCAACGGCGGCGGCCGTTTTAAACTTGAAAGTGAGTGTTATTAAGTCGGAAACCGTGGGAGGCATAGTCTAATGGCTACATCGAAAAATATCAATATTCGCCAAAGGACCTATTACAGCAATAGGAACATTGCGAAAAGTGATTATCGATATGTTGATATTTTTAGATATAGCAACGGTGAGGATGAACCGATACGTATACTAAAAACGAGAAACGGGAGAGAGAAACTTACCTGTCCGGCCAAGCGGAAAATGAATGAGAAAAGATCAAAACTTTATTTTGATTTATTGCTGAAAGGTAATTTCGGTGAAAATGATTATTTTATCTCCCTGACGTATTCGGATAAATTTCTTCCTGGAAACGAAACGGAAGCGGAAGACAGAATGAAAAAGTATATTCGTGATTTGCGGAAAGAAGCGAAAAAGAGAGGCTATGATAATTTAAAATACATTTACGTAACAGAAGCCGGCGGAACAAAAGGGCGAATACACCATCACATGATCCTTGACAGCAGACTGCCAAGGGATATCGTAGAAGGATTGTGGAGTAAACAGATCAGGCCGTTTCACCAAGAGAGGGAGATGTTGGGATGGTGTAATGCGAAACGGATCCAGGTAACGGGACCGGATTATTTGCTCCGCATTGCAAGATACCTGATGAAAGATCCGCAGGGGAAAAAGCGCTGGAAACAATCGACCGGACTTGTTTTGCCCGGCACGACCAAAGCTGACAATGTTTGTAGCGTGCGGCAGTTTGAACAGATGTCTTTGTTTGGCGATGATTTAGAGTTGGAAAGATTTGTTAAGAAGCAGCATCGGGGCTTTATCATTTTAGACGCGACAAAAGAATTGAATGATGTAACCGGGCAATGGTACATCCGCTTGCAGCTCATCCGCAAAACGCTCTATCAAAGAACGATGGCAATTTTAGATGCACGGGCCGGTATAGCGAGTGAAGGAGCGGAGGGATTAAAGCTGCCATACGGTAGAGGCTATAAAATAAACGGAATACAGGGGGCTTTATGGTGAAAAAGAAAAAAGAGAACCGGGAACAGGATACGAAAGAACTGCAGAGAGCATGGAAAAAGTTTTTAAGAGTCCAGCATAAAAAATACGGGAGAAAGGGAAAGGACAGCAATGCTTAAAATCGTTACCACGGCAGAAGAATTGCATTTAGCATTTGAAGCCGGAGCCTGTTACATAGCAGGTCCAATCACCGGGATTCAGGATTACCGAGAGAAATTTAGAACTGCAGAAGATCTTTTATTGGAACATAACTGGACTCCCATCAATCCGGCCCACATGCCGGACGGTTTGCCATACGATGATTACTTTCCCACCTGTTTTGCCCAAATTGGCGTATGCAGGTCTATTTGCCTTCTCCCAGGCTATGAGAACAGTATAGGCGCAGCAAGAGAAGTAAAACGGGCGCAGATGAGTGATAAGGCTTATTTTATATTTACGTTAGAACAATTCCGGCTTTTGCAGGTGGATTCGGCTAAAAACAAAGTTAAGGCCGCGCTCTGTGCAAAAGCGATCAATGATTATGCAAAGAAGCTAAATCCACCGAAGACGGAGCGGCAGAAACAAAATAAAAAAGTAAAAGAGAAACTGAAAATCTACACGATGAGACTGAAACAGATCGATGCCATGTGTGACGAAATAGAAAAGCTGGATTCACGGCGTAAGCGTATTACTGTTCAGTACCGTGAAGTGCATGGCGGGTATTACAGCGATTATACAGAGGCAGTCATTGAAAATATCCAGGAGCTGGAGAACACAATTAAAAGCCAGACAAAGCTATTGGATGCGGATCGAAGAGAAGTACAGTTTTGGATTGACAGCCTGTCAGACTACCAGGAAAGAATCATAATGCAGTACCGCTATCTTAACAACATGAAGTTTGAAGATATCGCAAAAGAACTGAACTATGACACCAGTTGGATCACTCGCTTACATGGCCGGGCACTGAATAAATTACGAGAAAAATTAAACACGCACTAAAAAGCACATAAAAAATGTGGTATAGTATAGAAAAGAGCATCGGGCGAAACCGGTGCTTTTTTGTTTGCAGAATAAAAATCGTAGGTACTTTCTGGAAGTAACCCAGATTACGGGTCTTTCGAGCCCGCGAATTTTCCAGCTGCAAATTTTAAAACTTCGACTTCGTTCGCCTTGGATTTTACAAAGCTTGTTTTTCTCAATAATCCGCGGGCGCGCGAAAGCAAAGAGTCAAATAGCGAAATTTGCAGGGATGGGAATTTCGCTATATTAAGATGATAAACTGAGAAAAAGAAAACGGACGTATATGACGTAAATTATGCGTATTAAAGAAATTATTGATTAAAGTATATGATAAGTTCCTCTGTGGTATAATTAAGCATCATACTAATTAAGGGGGCTATTATATGTGTGAAATATTGATAGGTGCGTTCAGCACTTTGATAGGAGCATTGATAGGTGGCGCATGCAGCTACTTTGGAAATAAAGCGGGATCTCAGGAAAATTTTCGGCAAGCAAAAAGATTGGAAATATTAAAACTAAAAGAACAATTGAATTATCTACTGGATATTTATGAAGTGTCATTGAATTTTCTTGACGATAGAAATCCTGTTGACAAGTTAATTTGGCAAGAAAATACGTTCATTTTATATAAAGACTATAAAACAGGGTTGTTGATATCTGATTTATCCGTAGTTGAAAAGCAAAGAGTTCTAAAATGGTTTAGTACATGGCAAATATTGATAAAAAGATTTGAAGAAAAGTATAATGCAGAAGGGTATCACAAAATCGTAGGTGCCACATTGTTAGAAAAATATAAGCAAGAGAGTGAAGATTTGAAAACATTATACCCAGAAATAAAATGTATAGCAGATAGATTATAATAACAAGAAGTTATAAAGCACTTACTACGGTGAGTGCTTTTTTATTACAGAAAAGAGGTGATAGCGGATGGCAAAAAGGCAACTGCCGCGGGGCGGAACGGCCGAGCTTGCCCGCCTGTTGGGAATCACGCAGCGGCGGGTCCAGCAGTTGACGGAAACCAAAGTGATTACCCGTCAGCCGGAGGGAGATTTTCTTTTGCCGGAAGCGATCGCTGAATTTTACGGGTTTAAATATAAAACAGAGGAATCTATAGACTATATGGCAGAAAAGGCGCTGCATGAAAAAGCCAAGCGCGAGCTGACAGAGATGGAAATGCGTAAAAAGCGTGGTGAATTGTTTGAAGGTGCGGTAATCAAAAGCGTGATGACAAATATGCTGGTAAACTTTCGTACACAATTACTGGGATTGCCGGCAAGGCTGTCTCCGCAGTTGGCCAATAGACCGGCCGGGGAAATCAATGCATTGCTGAATCAGGAAATCACGGCAGAGCTGGTAGAAGTTAAAGACTACGCCCCGGATTTGTTTGCGGAGGAAAATCATGCGGGACCAGAATAGTTTGAAACGAACCATTGATCTTTTTCATGAGATATTCAGTAAAGCGCTGGCCCCGATACCAAGGACCACGGTGTCAGAGTGGGCCGATCGGCACCGGATGATTCCTCAGGGATCGGCAAACGCAGGGCATTGGCGTACGGATCAGGCGCCTTATCAAAAAGAGGTTATGAACGCCTTTACGGATCCATGCATTCACGAAATTGCGGCCATGTGGGCCGCTCAAGGTGGGAAATCAGAGATTATGAATAATGTGATCGCGCGCTTTTCCCATGTGGATCCGTGCCCGATTATGATGATACAGCCCACGCTGATGGACGGGGAGGATTATTCTAAGCGTCGTATCAGCCCCATGATCCGGGCAACGCCGATCTTACAGGAAATATTTACGCCACCGAAAGCCAGAGATACCAACAATACGATTCTGAGCAAGTTCTTTCCCGGAGGAAGCCTTAGCATTGCCGGTGCGAACAGTCCTTCGGCACTGGCATCTAAGCCTATCCGCATTTTACTGTGTGATGAGATTGACCGCTATCCGGACAGTGCCGGCGGCGAAGGCGATCCGATCAGTCTGGCAGAAAAAAGGACAACCACATATTGGAACTGGATTGTGGCCAAATTTTCTACACCGACCAATAAAGGAGACAGTCGGATCGAAGATGAATATGCTTTGGGTACGAAGGAAGAATGGCAGCATCAATGCCCGAACTGTAAAGAGTTCCATTTGCTGGATCACATCAATATGAAATGCGATTATGCACAGCATATTGATAAGAAAAAACAAAAACACATTGATGTAAAATCCGTAGTGTGGGTGTGCCCCGACTGCGGTTTTTCTTTTGATGAACAAACCATGAAGCGGCAGCCGCAAAACTATGTACCGCAAAATCCGAAAGCAAGGGAAGAGGGGCGGAGGAGTTTTCATGTAAATGGTTTTGCGTTTCCCTGGATAGGTTGGAGAACGATTATGAGAGAATGGCTGGAAGCACAGGACGATCCGGAGAAAGAAAAGGTTGTGTATAACACGCGCTTTGGCCTTCCGTATGAAACGAGGGGTGTGTTTAAAAGTGAACGTATTTTTCTTGATCGTCGAGAACCCTACGGCGCAGAGTTGCCGGATGGTGTAATGGTTCTTACGGCGGCGGTAGATACGCAGGATAACAGGCTTGAATTTGAAATTTGTGGCTGGGGCATGGGCGAAGAGCGGTACGGCATTTTAAAGGGCATTATTTTAGGCGTTCCGGATACAAAAGCACCGTGGGAAAAGCTGGATGAAATACTGGATAAAAAATATAAGCTTAAAAACGGGCGGCGCCTCCAAGTGATACGGACGTTTATTGACAGCGGTGGTCACTACACAGACGAAGTGTATAAATATTGCTTTATGCATCGGTTCCAGCAGCGTTATGCCGTAAAAGGATCCTCGATTCCCGGAGAGCCATTATTGGCCAAGCTGTCGAAAAAACAGATGCTGAATTCCAGTATTCCGCTGATCATCATTGGTACGGATACAGGTAAAGAAGCGATTATGTCCCGTCTCAGTATTGATGTGAAAGGGCCTAAATATATGCATTTTCCTCTGGACAGTAAAGAAGCAGGGAAGAACCAGATTGAAGAAGTGGTATATAACCGCGGTTATGATGAAATCTATTTCCGTGGCCTGATTTCAGAGAAAAAAGTAGCTCGTAAAAAGGCGGGGAGAATCGTATGGGGTTGGGAGAACATTGCGAAAGATAAGCGCAATGAGCCGCTTGACTTGGCAGTGTATAACCTGGCCAATATTCGCAGTTGTCAGGTTGACTGGGAGCAGCTGCAGGAGGCTTTTGAAAAGGGACTGGGAACATCGGCTCCGGCGGCGAATGCAAAAAAACCGTTAAAAGTGCGCCGGTACGGTGTAAGAAAACGCGGAATTAAAGGGGAATCACAATGAGTAAATATTTGAATGAACGTCTCAGGCAATATCTTGCAGCGGAAAAAGCGATATTAGTATCCGGACAAAGCTACCGTATCGGCAATCGAACGCTTACCCGCGCAGACCTCAGTGTGATCCGTGCTGAAATTAACGCATTAAAAGCAGCAGGAGCGACAGAAGAGGATATTCCTGTAAGTGATAATGGACCGCGGCGAACGAGGCGGATTTTGTTTCGGGATTAGGAGGCTAAACGATGAGTAAAAGAAAATATAAAACACCCGGAAGGGCGCGGCATCCTACTGCCGTTGTAACTGCGCGGCCTGTCGCGGCAACAAAGAGGCCGATTGTTAATACAGGCTATTCCCATGGAGGAGCTTCCATTTCCCGGCAGGCGCTGCGCGGTTATTTCCCTGAAAAATCAAGCCCGAAGAGCGACGTAGATGTAAATTTACCGCTCTTGCGTAATCGCAGTGCGGATATGGCGATCAACAGCCCGTTGGGGGCAGGGGCGATAAATACAGCCCGTGCTCATGTGATTGGCGCCGGATTGAAGTTATCCCCGAAAGTAGATTTCTTTTTGTTAGGAATCAGCGCGGAAGAAGCAAAAGCCTGGCACCGGAAAACGAAAGCAGAATTTAATCTGTGGGCTGATAGCCTGGAATGTGACTTGTACAAAAAGCATAATTTTTACGATATGCAGGATATTGCATTTCTCTCTTATTTAGTGGATGGTGATTCCTGGGCGGCAGTGAAATACCGTAACCCGAAAAATGATTATCCTTACTGTACAAGGGTGCAGTTGTTTGAGGCGGCGCGGGTTTGTAACCCAAATTCGCTGCACGTAACAAATAATATACCGCAGATGTGTGTACAGACGAAGAATGAAAAGAACGGGAACCGCATTATCAACGGAGTAGAAATTGATCGTGATGGTGCGGTTGTGGCGTATTGGATAGCGAATCGTACACCGTATGATCCAACAGACTTGGGACCGCTTTGTTGGGCCAGGGTGGAAGCCTTTGGGCGGCGAACCGGGGTTATGAATGTACTGCAGATCAGCCATGAAGAACGTCCGGAGCAATACAGGGGTGTTCCGTTTTTGGCGCCGGTCATTGAAGAATTGAAGCAAGTTTCCCGATATACAACGGCAGAACTGACTGCGGCAATTATCAAGTCGTATTTCACACTGTTTTTTAAAACGCAGCAAGCCACAGATGGACAGCTTGGATTCGGACTTCCGGAAGCGTACAGTGAAAAAGAAAAGGTTGATTTTGATCAATACATTTTTGAACTGGGAGCCGGAACTATGAACGAGCTCCCGCCGGGCTATGAAGTACAGACAGTAGATGCTTCCCGCAGCATATCCGTATTTGAGCCGTTCACGAATGCGATGGTCGCACAGATTGGGGCGGCGCTGAACATTCCTTCAGAAGTGCTGTTGAGCCGGTTTCAGTCCTCTTATTCAGCGGCACGGGGTGCGTTGGTGCAGTTTGCGGCAGTGGCCAAAACAAGACGTACTTGGTTTGCCCGTGACTTTTGTCAGCCGATTTATGAGATGTGGTTAGCGGAAGCGGTGGCTATTGGTCGTATTCAGGCGCCGGGATTCTTCGATGATCCTCTGTTGCGTAAAGCCTGGTCCCGGGCAGATTGGTTTGGCCCGGTCATGGGGATGTTGGATCCGGAAAAAGAAGTACGGGCGGCAAAACTCCGCGAGGAATACGGCTACAGTACCGGTGAACGGGAGGCCGCGGAAATCGGCGGCAGTGAATATGATGAAAATATTTCACAGCTGGGGATTGAACGGCAAAGCTGGCAAAATACAAATTTGGCCTATCCGCAGATAAAGCCGGCGGCAGGGCAGGAAGGAGGAATACGCAATGAGTAAATTCTGGGAAGTAGTGAACAATGCGGAATCGGAGAATTCGGAAATCAGAATTTATGGCAATATTGCAGACAGAAAAAGCTTCTTTGGTAACGAAACGGCTCCGGAAGGATTTGCAAAAGCACTGGAAGAGTTTCGAGGAAAGCCGTTGACAGTTCGCATCAATAGTTCCGGCGGCAGCGTATTTGCGGCCCATGCGATTTACAATCTGATTAAAAGCTATACAGGGAATGTGACAGCGATTATTGACGGGCTGGCGGCCAGTGCTGCTACCATCATTGCGGTAGCGGCAGATAAAATCATTATGCCGTCAAACAGTATGATGATGATCCATGATCCGATGATCACGCTGGACGGGTCGCTCAATGAGGCGGAACTGCAAGAATGCATCGATGCTTTAAAGCCGATTAAAGAAAGCATTGTTTCTGCTTATTTAAATCGCGCCAAAGTGCCGGCGGAAGAACTGCATGCCATGATGAAAAATACTACCTGGCTGACCGCAAAAGAATGTCTTGCAAAAGGTTTTTGTGACGAAATAGCAGGGAAAGTGGATATTGTGATGGATAAAAACTTTCTTGTGGTGAATCAGATCCGACATCCGCTGACGGATGAAGATGTAACGCAGATAAAAAATAAAACGGAGGTAAAAACAACAATGAATGAAGATTTGAAAAAGATGTTGGAGAAGGCAGCAAACGCATTGGGATTTACTATTACGGCGCTGTCTCCCGGCATGGTGGGAGATCTGTCCCCGGCTGTGAAGCCGCAGCAGACGGAACCACAACCGCAAAACCAGGAAATGCAGCGTCAGGATCCGTTGCTGCAGAATCAGGAAGCGCAGAATGAGCCGCCACAGAGTGCGGATGCCGCGGTAATGGCAGAACGGCAGCGTATTTTGGCATTAGATGCACTAAGCAATGGAAATGCTACGGTGCAGCGGATCATTAACATGGCCAAAGAAAATGGCAGAACGGCAGAAGAAGTAAAAGACTATATTGAAATTATTAATAAGGCTGCTGCAGATACTTCGCCGGACAAAAAGTTTATGAAAGACCTTGTGAACGATAAGAAAAATTCCGGTATTGAAGACGTGACCGGCCAACCTGGCGCCGGATATAGCGAACAGGAAACGGATGCGATGCGTACAGAACGTATGAGCAACATGATGATGCGATAAGGAGGATAAAATGGCTTACATTGAAACAAACGTGATGGAATTTGACAACCTGATTGGTGGAACGGCGGTGACTCCGTTATTGGCGAATGTGACGTTTACGGCGGCGGCAGGCACTACAAAACGCGGCACTTTACTCACCGAAGCGGCAGGAAAATTTGCCGCAACAGCAAAAGCCGGGATTGCGTCTGCGATTTTAGCACAAGATGTGGTATCCGAATCTGGCGGTGAAGTGGTGGCCACGATTTTTGTACGCGGTGAATTTAACCGGGAAGCACTTACCGTAGCGGCGGAAGATACGGCAGAAGCCCATGAGATTGAATTGCGTAAAGTTGGCATCTATTTAACAAGCGTAAAATAAGATAACTTGAAGGAGGATAATAATTATGAGATTTGATATCAATGAAACTCGCACGTTGTTAGGTGTTGTAGAACGTAAATTCCGGCCTAACCCTGTGCTGGTAAATACTTTTTTCCCTAACGCGATGACCTATCCGACGGATGTCATTGACGTAGATTACAAAAAAGGCGGTCGCAAGCTGGCGCCTTTCGTGGTTCCCGGCGGCAAAGGCGTGAACATTGGTCGTGACGGACGCGTGACCCGTTCTTACAAGGCGCCGATGATGCGCCCGAAACGCATTTTGACCGTAGATGATCTCAGCAAACGGGCGGCCGGTGAAGCCGTGTATTCCACCCGTACGCCGGCACAGCGTGCTGAAGAATACCGTGCAGAAGATTTGCGGGATCTGGAAGACTGCTGCCTGCGTCGGGAAGAATATATGGCGGCGCAGCTTTTGATTAAAGGTGAATATGACATCAAAGGTTATGCGGATGATGGCAAAGTACAGCTGGTAGATACCATCGCATTTGACTTTACCCAGAAATTGAACCTGACGGGTACAGACGCATGGACCGCCGCAGATACTGCCGACGCATATGGTCAACTGAGCGAAGCAGCGAAGAATATCCGTAGAAATGCCGGTTTGGTTCCTAATGTAATGTTTATGTCGGATGCTACAGCGCAATTGCTGTTAAAAAATAAATCTGTACGAGACCACATGATGATTCCGTCCCGGGATAATCTGGCTCTGATGTCTATTCAGCCGCAGGTGGAATCCCTGGAAGTGACCCGCTTTGGCCGTATCGGCGCACTGAATCTGGATGCCTATGTATATGACGGCATCTATCAGGATGAAGAAACGGATCTTCCGGTACAATTCTTGCCGGATGGTTACGTTGTAATTGGTGTTTCCGGTCGCGGAAGACGTTTATACGGTGCGATAACGCAGCTGGAAAAAGACCAGAAATATTACAGCTACGAAGGACGTTATGTCCCGAAAGTAACGGTAGACTATGAATCGGATACCTCGGCAGTAATCATGTCCAGCCGTTGTCTGGTCGTTCCGGAAAGTGTTGATGACTGGTTTGTGCTGAAAGTTACGGAATGAGGAGGTACTACATGAAGGTTATGATCAAGCGTTTTGCCTTACGGCATAACGGTAAAACCTATCAGGCAGGACAGACTGCTGAACTGCCGGAAGAAACGGCGAAAAAGCTGGTGGTGGACAGTCCAAAAGAATTTGCGCTGTTAGATGAAGAGAATCACCATAAGGAGATTCCGATACCGGTCGGCGTAAACGAGGGTGAGATTGATGGCCCGGTGTTGGACGATATGACGGTACAGGAATTGAAAGCCCTGGCGGAAGAAAACGGAATTGATCTTGGTCAGGCAAAGAAAAAGCAGGATATTATTGCGATTATTGCCGCGGCGGCGGAAGAAGAACCGGAACAGGGAGAGAATGAGCTTCCTCCGGCAGATCTGAGCGGTTCGCTAAAATGAACGCATTTAAAGATCAAGTCGCAGCGGATAACATTGCAGTCTTCATGAATGCGGAAGAATTTGCGGAACTTCATAATTTAAACGGAACGTCCTGTACATGTATTGTGCAGGACGTTGTCATTAATGATGATCTGACCGTTGATGATAGACGTGAAGCTTACCAGGACGGAACATATGGCAGGGCGTCCGTGATCAATGTCTGCAAAGCGGACCTTCCGGAGGTACCGGTCATGGGGCAGACCTGGCGGGTCGATGGAAAACTGGGACTGATCGTTTCCGTAGCAGATGATGAAGGGATACTGACAATTACATGGCAGGTGAATGACGTATGATTACCATTGATGGAAGCGAGTTACTTAAAGCAGAAAAATTTCTTAAAAACATACCGAATGGTATAGAAAAAGCAGTAAAACGGTCTGTAAGTGAAGCGGCAAAAGGTGTAAAAGTGGATATGGCCAGAGCTGCTTCTAAAAATTACAATGTGACCGTAGCAAAAGCGAGAAGCACAGTTTCCATCGCAAAGGGATCTGACGCTATGAAAGCGATTGTTGCATCTAAAGGGCGCCCGATTGCTTTAAAGAATTTCAATCCAAAGCCGGGTCATGCACAGTACAAAGGAAAAAGAAACAGGCCGGTTACTGTTACCATAAAAAAGAAAAGCAAAAAAGTGGTAAAAGGCGGTTTTGTTGCTTCTATGGATACGGGTCATATCGGTGTGATGAAACGGTTGGGGCAGAGCCGGCTTCCAATAAAAGAACTCTATGGGCCATCTGTACCGCAAATGATCAACAGTGAAGAGGTTCGCAACGAAATTGAAGAAAAAGCGAAAGCACGCCTGGCGAAAAGTTTTGCTCATAATGCAGATAGGATTCTGAAAGGATATGGCAGATGACTACGATAATGCTAATAAAAAGCCTGGTAGAGTTTTTGGCAAAATCGGTAGAAAACTATCGGTATGAGGACAGCCAGGGGAACTCCAAAGGCGTTTATGTGAAAGATGCCTTCCTAAAACGCAGGACTACTTCGGACGAAGAATTTCTGCCGTTTATTATTGCCCGACCGCTAAACGGAAAAGATACAAGTCGGGAAGGGACAATAAAAGTACGGTTGATATTTGGCGTAAGAGAAGAAGACGTGGATGAAGGATGGATCGGTTTGGTGAACCTGATGGAGCACGTCAAACAGGATTTGTTGAAGGTCGTATTTATCGACAACCGCTATCCTATAGAGCCCCCGCTTGAATGGACAGTACAGGAAGGAGAAAATTATCCGGAATGGTACGGGTATATGGATGTCACTTTTACCATGGCGCATCCGGTACCTATGGGCAAATTACAGGAAATGTTAGGAGGTTAATAATGGCAGTAAAGAGAACGATGAGAGCACAGGTTCAGGTACAACCGGAGTCGCTGGTGTATGTGGGGCCTAACTTGCCAAGGTCTTTGGTTATGAAGTATCAGGTTTTTGTGGGAGGTTATCCGCCTAATATGGAAAGCATTTTTGCGCAGCAACCGGCAGTGAGAAAGCTGTTTGTTCCGGTACAGGAACTGACGAACGCTGTGCAGGATATTTCCAGGGAAGGTACGCCTCTGAATAAGTATTACAAATTAGCGCAGGAGGTTAAATAATGGCATATAAACATGGTGTATATGTAAATGAGATTGCCACTTCGTTGGTGCCGCCGGTTAATGTTGAAGGGTGCCTGCCGGTATTTTTTGGCACAGCTCCGGTCCATCTGGCAAAGAATCCGGCGAAGGCAAATGAACCTGTATTGTGTCACAGTTACGCAGAAGCCGTAGATGCGTTGGGGTATAGCGATGATTGGGACAAATATACTTTATGCGAAGCGATTTACAGTCAATTTGCATTATATGGCGTAGCGCCGGTGGTATTTGTCAATGTCTTAGATCCTCAACAGCATAAAGTAGTCGTAACGGGGCAAAGCGCTGCGGTAGCAGATAAGAAAACGATTGTTACAGATGCAGTGTTGTTAGATACACTGGAAGTAAAAGACAATGAAACTGTATTGCAGACTGGCACTGATTATGAGGCGGCCTATGATGAAAAAGGGCAGCTGCTTATTACGTTGTTAAGCGAAAGTAGTCACAGCAGCGTCAGCACTATTACCATTGGCTACACGAAATTAACACCGGAAGCAGTGCAGGCATCCGATGTGATTGGCGGTGTAGATTTAGAAACAGGTAAATATAAAGGGCTGGAAACGCTGAACAGCATTTTTTCCAAGTTGGGTATGGTACCGGGAATGATTGCGGCTCCCGGTTGGAGCCAGCAGTCCGAAGTGGCGGCGGTTATGGCGGCGAAAGTCGATAATATCAACGGTATATTTAAAGGCGTTGCCTTTGTCGATGTAGATACTACCGTGGCAAAGAAATATTCCGAAGTAAGCGCCTGGAAAAACACAAACAACTATACCAGTGAGAATGAAGCGGTATGTTGGCCGATGACAACGCTGGGCGGGAAGAAATATCATTTATCCACTCATTTGATTGGTGTATGTGGAGCCACAGATTCAGATAGTGATGATATTCCCTATGTTTCTCCATCTAACAAGAAATTGCAGGCAGATGGTCTTTGTCTTGCGGATGGAACAGAAATTGAACTGGCAAAAGAAAACGCGGACTATTTAAACGGGCAAGGTATTGTTACCGCATTAAACTTCATTGGGGGCTGGAAGCTATGGGGAAATGAAACCGGTTGTTACCCGTCTAACACCGACCCGAAGGATCGTTTTTTATGCGTTCGTCGGATGTTTAACTGGTATTACCAGACTTTTATTCGGACGTACTTCAGCAAGGTAGATACTCCCTTGATTCGGCGTAACATCGATACCATTATTGACAGTGAGAATGTCCGCTTAAATGGATTGGTAGCACAGGGGGTATTGATTGCCGGTGATATTGAGTTCCGGGATACGGAAAATCCAACAACAAGTCTGATCGATGGGATTGTAAAATTCCACACCAGATTTACCCCGCCAGTGCCTATGAGGGTCATTGAGAATGTGATTGAGTTTGATCCGGCGGCGTATCGGTCGCTGTTTGCGTAAGGGGGTGCAGTAAATGGATAAAATTGTACCGGAGAAGCTAATCAACTTTAGAGCCTACCATAATGGCAAAGATCTGTTGGGTATTACGGATATTGAATTGCCGTCTATTAAATACATGACGGAAACCATCAAAGGCGCCGGGATTGCCGGTGAGATTGACAGCCCGACATTAGGGCATTACGCCAGCATTGAAACAAAACTGAATTGGCGGGCCATCGTAAAACCGTTATTTGAACTGGCGGCTACTCATGGGCTGCATTTGGATATGCGGGGTGCGCAGCAGATGTATGATCCTGCTACTGCACAGTATAAAGTCGTACCGGTGAAAGTGGTAATTGAAGGAACACCCAAAACCGCAGAGTTGGGAAAATTTGACGTAGGAGCAGCGACAGGATCCAGCAACACGATTGAAACCACGTACATCAAAATTGAAGTGGATAAAAAGACAGTGCTGGAAATTGATAAATATAATTTCATAGCTACTGTCAACGGAGAAGATTATCTGGCCGATGTGCGGGAAGCACTGGGCCTGTAATCAGTCAAAAGAAAACAGCCCCTCAGGAGAGGGGCTGCATCGTCGGGAAAGGAAGATGATTATGGAAATTGATTATAAAACGCTTGAGGAAGGATTAAAGAACTTAACCGGATTAGATTTTGAAGACCTCGAAAAACAAGCTCGGATGATGGGGGATACCTCCCCGGAAATTACCTTATCAAAAAAGTTTCAGGCACTTATGGCGGCTAAAGCGTTAGGTGTAAAATATGAAGAAATTCAGGAATTGCCGATGAAACAGTACATTACCGTAACACTGACCGTATTTAATTTTTTCTTCGGAGATATGGCAGAAACCATGATCCCAAGTATACCCACCGCAAAGTAGCGATTTCGCTCAGTGAATTTGGCAGTGTGGAATTTTGGATGTCGCTGACCTACGATCAGTTGCAGGAATGGATTTCGGTCATATCGGAAGTTGTGGAGGAAAGAAAACAGTAATTAACAATAAAAGCACTCACGTTGTGTGGGTGCTTTTTTGTTAGGGTGTAAAAAGAGGAGATGTAGCTGTTATGCATATCAATTACGAGGGCGCACCCAAGGATAGCGTCTGTAATACTTTTCCAAGCGCTTCTTTTCCTTCTTTTTTGCACTATAGGAATCATACAAGTCCCAACAGATGGCAATAAGGATAAAAATTGGCAATATAAAGAGAAGAAAAAAACCGGTAAAAACATCAGCCATAAAGCATCCCTCCTTTTTTATATTATATCGTAAAACGGCAGAAAAACAAAGGAGCTAAATATGAAAAATATGCTTCAGCTGGCATTCGTAATCAATGGTGTGCTAAACAGTAGTTTTAGCACAGCCACCAGTAATGCGAAAGAGCGAATGCAAGCCCTGCAGAAAAGTATAAAACGCGTCGAGCAGGCACAAAAAAATCAAAATCTTGTGTATTCAACGGGGACTATGAGCCTGAAACAATACACAAAAAATGTCGGAAGATTGGAAGAAAAGCTAAAATCGCTGAAGGCTCAGAGTAAAAACCTGAATGCACTGATGTCACAGAAAGGAATTGCGGCAGGAAATTTTAATCGGGCTAAAATGGACTGGCTGACAAAGCTGCAGTATGTGTCTGTCGGAGTTAGTCCGTTGAAAAGCGCATTCAATGTAGCAGCCAACTTTGAAAAAGCCATGTCTAAGGTTGGAGCGATTGCAGGAGCTGATGGAGAACAGTTAGAACGACTTACGAAGACTGCCAGATCGTTAGGAGAAAAAACACAGTTTTCGGCAACGCAAGCAGCAGAGGCCATGAGCTACTTAGGTATGGCTGGCTGGAAAACTGACCAGATTATATCCGGTATGCCGGGTTTATTGAATCTGGCGGCGGCCGGAAATACAGATCTGGCCCGGACGGCAGATATTGTTTCAGATAATTTGACCGCTTTTGGATTATCCGCTAAAGATGCGCAGCACATGGCTGATGTATATGCTGTTACCATTACTTCTACCAACACCAATGTGGAAATGTTAGGTGAAACAATGAAATACGCAGCTCCGGTAGCGCATGCTTTTGGCGTCAGCATGGAGGAAACAGCTGCTATGGCCGGACTTATGGCCAATGCGGGCATTAAATCAAGTCAGGCAGGTACGACCTTGCGGGCGGGCTTGATGCGACTTGCAGGCCCTCCCAAAATGGCGCAAAAGGCCATGGATGAATTGGGAATGAGTTTAAATGATTTAACTGCCGAGCAAAAAGAAGCCAGTATGGTGCTGGCATCTATGGGAATTGATACCGGAGTTACCGAAGGTCCGCAGAAAATGCAGCTGATCCTGATGCAGCTCCGGGAAAAGATGAAGGGGCTGACAAAAGAGCAGGGACTTGCTACGGCATCTTCTATTTTTGGGAAACAGGCCGCCGCTGGGTGGCTGGCCATGTTGCAGGCGGAAGACGGGGATTTTGAGAAACTGACAGAATCCCTGCATAATTGTGATGGTGCAGCAGATAAGATGGCGCAGAAAATGAATACGAACGCCAAAGGGGCTGCAATAAGAATGCAGTCAGCTTGGGAATCGCTGCAGATATCCTTAATGAATGGCTTAATGCCCGCATTTGCAGACAGCTTTGACACTGCGGCAAGATTCACCGGAAAGCTTTCGGCACTGGCCACGGAATTCCCACAAACGACGCAATTTATCATGAAAACCGTATTGGCGCTGGGCTCTCTTTACGTTGCGCTGATTACGCTGAATACGATAAGAGCCGGGTTCGCCTATGGAAAAGCTTCTTGGCTTCTTTGGAAAGAGGCGATCAGAGGATGTTCTCGGGCAATCCAGATGCAGAGTATTTACTTGCGGATTTCAAGAAAAGCGGTTCTTTTGTATCATGGCGTATTAAAAGGGCTTACGGCGGCGCAGAAACTATTTAGTCTGGCCATGGCTTCTATGCCTATAGGGTGGCTGATTTTAGGCATAGCGGCATTAGTTGTAGCGGGAACTTATTTATATAGAAATTGGGATGCAGTAAAACAGTTTTTTACAAATATTTGGAACAATCCAACTGCACGTCTTTTAATGTTCATAACGGGACCTATAGGAATGTTGTTCGGAGTAATAACCTATGTGATATCACACTGGGATGAGTTAAAGTCATATTTGGAATATTTCTGGGAAAATCCGTCAGCAGCCATCTTCCGCTTCACATCTTACATTAAACAACAAATTGACGATGCTCTAAAGTGGGTAACGGATAAATGGGAAAACATAAGAAGCTTTTTAAGTACCCCGATTTTTGGAAGTGTGAATATTACAGCTTCTGGTAATGGTAGTGGGAATGGGAGGGCAAGCCTTGCAACGGCAACTAAAAATGCGACTGTGGCAAGTAATGCTGCAGGAGGAATCTACGGACAAGGAGCTTTTTTAACCACGTTTGCAGAGAACTCAGGGGAATCTGCAGTTCCCCATACACCTACGCCACGAAATATTGGCATTTTAGCCAGAACAAACGAAATAATGGGTAACCCTTTAGGCGTGAAGAAATCAAACGGCGTTATTCATGCTACGTTTGCCCCGACAATTACAGTCCAGGGAAATGCAGATACAGGACAATTAGCTGGAATAATAGAAGACCAGCGTCGGAAATTTGAAGAATGGCTGGAAAGTGTTCAGCATGAGCAAAGGAGGCGTAGCTTTGCGTAAGTACACAACGATTCAGGGGGATATGTGGGACGGGATTGCCAAACGCGTTTATGGAGATGAAAGGTATATGAATACCTTGCTCGATGCAAATCAGGCACATAATAACACAGTAGTCTTTTCTGCCGGAATAAACTTGTCTTGTCCGGCAGTCGCTACACGGGAGGCATCAATTTTACCGCCGTGGAAAAGGGGTAAGACATGAATGGGCATGCAGGTCGCATTACGGCGAAAATCCTATACAACAATGTAGATGTTTCAAATGACCTATCAGTTTATCTAAAAGATATAAATTATACGGATGTATTAAGTGGGGCGGCGGATGATTTAAATATTACGCTGGAAGACAGGGCGCATTTGTGGCAAGGAGACTGGTTCCCGGAAAAGGGCGCCATACTTGCTGTTACATTAGAATCTCAATACTGGGACAATGAATATGAATTGCCGAAAAGTTTTTATTTAGGGCAATTTGAGATTGATGAAATCGAATGTAGCCATCCGCCTTCTGAGGTAAAAATTAAAGCGATTGCAGTACCGGATAACACAACACTAAGAGGCGTAGACCGTTCACGGAGTTGGGAAAAGGTAAAGCTTAAAACGATTGCAAATGATATAGCAAAAGCCGCAGAGATGGAACTGTTTTATGAGGCGGAGGAAGATCCGACTTTAGACAGAGTAGAACAAACCGAACAGTCGGATCTTTCATTTTTACAAAGGCTCTGCGAAGATAACGGTATGGCTTTGAAAGTTACGGATAAAAAAATAGTTATTTTTGATGAAAAGAAATACGAAGCAGAAACAGAAAATTTTATCGTATCGTGCCCGGGTGAAAAAGTTGCCAACACAGAGGGAAAATCGGATGAATTACCGATAAAAGATGAAATTATATCATACCATTTCAGGTCTTCCGTCAGAGATGTTTACCGGGCGTGCCGAGTGATTTATCAAAAAAGTAATTCAAAAGAAAAACTGAGTTATCTTTTTGAGGATCCTCAGAAAAAAACCGGCAAGATATTAGTTGTCAGTCAGCAAGTAGATTCTATTGCCGAGGCAGAAAGATTGGCTAAAAAAGAACTCCGCAATAAAAACAAAGAAGAGGTTACAGGTAACTTCACACTGCGAGGAGACTTTGACTTTTCTGCGGGCCTTACGGCGAAAGTTACGGGATTCGGATATTTTGACGGTAAATATATCGTTACAAGAGTTACGCATGACATAGGGAACGGCTATCGATGTACGATAGATGTCCGGAGGTGCATTGATGGATATTAGTGTTTTGAAAAATCTGATACGGGTAGGGCTGGTATCTTCAGTTTATCCGGAAAGAGCTACGGTAAGAGTTATGTTCTCAGATAAAGATGATGGTGGCAAGCCTTTGATCAGTAAGGAACTGGCCGTATTGAACCGAGGCAGCAAAAACAGAAAAGACTATTGGTTGCCGGATGTTGATGAGCAGGTGGTTTGCTTATTCCTGCCAAACAGTAACGGCAGGGGAGTTTCAGAAGGATGGGTTTTGGGGACTTGCTTTTCCAAACCGGATGCCCCGCAATCTTCCAGTGTTGATATTCGGAGAGTCGATTTTGGCGACGGATCTTACGTAGAACATAACAGAAGAACAGGAAATATTACGATTCATGCGACTGGTAACATTACTATTACCGGCGCACATATTTATCTAAATGAATGATTTAGGCACCTGTTTCAAGCAGGTGCTTTTTCATGCGTGGTAAGGAGGGATTTTATGCCGGCGGCGACAAGAAAAGGCGATAGCACATCAGGGACTTGCAACAAAGGATTACCTTGCTGTTCTCATGGGCGTAGCGGAACAAACGATACTACATCGCCTAATGTTTTTATAAATAGAAAAGGAGCGCATCGGTTGCAGGATACAGGTCCTACGAATTGTCCGCATGGAGGAACGTTTGCCAGCGCGACAGGGAGCAGCACTGTATTTATCAACGGGCGGCCTGCAACGCGGATAGGAGATATAACAACATGTCAGTCCTGCGGGGTGTCGGGGACACATGTGCAAGGAAGTCCGAATGTGTTTATAGGAGGGTAACCATGGCAAGAATAGGATCTATGGGGGGGATAAGATTCACGGTTTCTTCTTTTAAAACGCTAACATTAGATGAGTTCTCCCGTGAAGGTGCGCCACGATTGGCCACGCATGAATTAATAGGTAATAAAGCGGTAACAGAATTTTTGGCTCCGGGTGTAGATACAATTTCCTTTAAAATCAGATTGAGGGCAGAGAACGGGATTAATCCATACAAAGAACTGCAAAAACTTCGAAAAATGAAAGAAGAAGGGCAGGTTTTCCCTGTATTTATCGGATATCACCCATTGAGCCAACATAAATGGATGATCAAGAGCATGGGGGAAGCGGTACCGTTTTGGACAATGCGTGGAGCTATGCAGTCTATAACAGTAGATATAAGCCTACAGGAATATGTGGTTCGCTTTCAGGGCGCTTTGGAGCAAGAGGGGGTGGTATTGCATGGAACGTGATGTGATTCTTAATAGCAAATTGATAAAAAATATAGACTTTGCTCCGGCTACGGCATTAGAAGAAATAATGCAAAATGTTCGGACTATACTTATGACTGTAAAATTTTCTGTGCCATTAGACAGAGATTTTGGGATAGAGGGAGCTATAGTTGATAGCCCGTTGGATGAATCGGCTCAGGCACAATTACAGGCAGAAATATTTGATGCATTGCGGCGTTATGAGCACCGGGTTGAAGTAGTTCAGATTCAGTTCAAAGTAGATGAAAAGAAAGGGGTGATGTGGCCCGTGGTTCGAATTAAAATAAAGGAGGAATACATCAATGAAATTTAGCGATTTGCCGGATATTGATTTTGTCACGGCGGATAAAGATGCGGTGCAATCGGTCATATTGTCAATCTATAAATCAGTAACAGGCCGGCAGCTGGCGCAGGGGGATCCTGTCCGGCTGTTTGTGTTAGTCATTACAAATGTGGTTATTTTGTTACTCAACAAAATCAACGAAACTGGGCGGCAGAACTTGTTGAAATATGCAGACGGGATTAATCTTGACCATATCGGCATCCTTGTCGGCGTATCGCGGATCCCTGCAACAGGAGCAATTACTACGGTCCGTGCTACGCTGTCTGCACCGCGCGGTACAATTACCACAATCCCGGCGGGTACACGCATCACAGCCGGTGACAATGTATTCTTTGCCACAGCCGGTGACATTGTTATTCTTGCCGGACAAACGACCGCAACGGGCCCGGCCAATTGCACGACAACGGGAGCTGCGGGGAATGGTTATGTTGCAGGGGAATTAAACACAATTGTGGACCCGGTGCCATATGTAGCGTCAATCGTCAATATAACTACATCGCAAGGCGGTTCTGACACTGAAGACGATAATAGATACCGTGAACGCATTCACAATGCGCCGGAATCTTTTAGCTGTGCCGGAGCGTCCGGGGCATATGAGTTTTTTGCAAAAAAAGCGTCAACGACTATTGCGGACGTCAAGGTGGTATCTCCCGCTCCGGGTGATGTGGTTATTTATCCGTTGCTCGAAAATGGTGTGCTACCCGAACAAGAAATCCTAAGCGCCGTTGTGGCAATGTGCAATCAGACGCATGTAAGGCCTTTGACGGATCATGTTTCCGCACAGACGCCAGGGCAGAAAAGTTACAATATCAATCTTACGTACTATGTCAACTATGCGGATCAAACGCATGCGTCCGTGATACAGCAGAATGTAGATAAAGCGGTAAATGAGTATGTCGTGTGGCAGCGGTCTGCGATGGGGCGTGACATTAATCCGTCAGAGTTGATCCGGCGAGTGATGGAAGCCGGCGCCAAGCGTGTGGTTGTCACGGCACCGGTATACACTGCAGTCAAGAATGGCAGCGAAGCAGACGCATACGCGGTGGAAATAGCGGTGTTGGGGAGCAAAACGGTAACGTACGGGGGAATTGAAGATGAATGAGCTAACAGGTTTAAGTCTTCGTGAAACGCTTCCGTATTCGATTGCTGGTGATTTAAATATACAAGGGCTGTCAAAAGCTGCGGCGGCACAGTTAATTGATGTTGCAGAAAAAACAGAATTGATTCTTATTCTGCCGAACTTGTCTCTTTTGCCGGAGGCGGTTGTGGATCAATTGGCTTGGCATTTTAGTGTTGACTTCTACGATATTACATTACCACGAGAAGCCAAAGAGCAACTGCTATATCAGTCGATCGCCTGGCACCGTAGAAAAGGTACGGTTAAGGTCGTAGAAGAAATTGTGACCGCCGTACATAGCTCAGCGCAGGTCATCGAGAACTGGCAGTACGGCGGGCAGCCGTATCATTTTAAGGTTATTGTCGAGGGAGAGCCTATCGAGGACACAGCAACGCTAAACACCTTAAAACAAGCGATTGACAGTGTTAAGAATGTGCGCTCCTGGTTGGACGGCATAGAGTATAAACGGTCGCTAACGTGTGATGTATTCTACGGCGGAGCGACATACATTCATAAAGAGGTGATGATTAATGTCTAACTGGATCCCGGTAGTAATTACAAAAAAAGGGCTGGCATTACAAGCTAAGGTGGAAGCTGGCACAGTATTAAAATTTACAAAAATGGCTCTTGGAAGTGGCAAACCGCCTGATTTAGCTACGGCAACAGCGTTGGCAAGTTTGAAGCAAAACCTTGCGATTGCGAGTAAGGACGTTAACAATAATACCTGTGTTGTCTATGCGACTGGCACGAATATTGGTGTGACTACAGCCTATCAGGCGAGTGAACTTGGTCTGTATGCGCAAGACCCGGACGAAGGCGAAATACTTTATGCAGTGACGACAGACGACACACCGGATACCGTGCCGTCTAATTCTTCCGCAACAGTAATCACGCAACGAATTGGCTTGGCGGTAGCGGTATCTGCCTCCAGCACAGTATCGGTAGTGTTGTCTACTACGGGCTTTATAACGGCGGCGGACGCGGAAAACATTGCAAATGACGTTATGACTGCGCATAAAACAAAAACGCCGTTGGACCACCCTGCGAAATCAGTGCAAGAAAAGCACCTTGCAGACGGTGCAGTTAGCACCCGTGCGCTGTCTAAAACCGGCGTTGCCGCTGGCACGTACAAGTCCGTCACGGTTGACACAAAAGGACGCGTCACTGCGGCTACAAACCCGACGACGCTTGGCGGGTATGGCATCACAGACGCATACGATAAAACGGAGTCCGATAACAGATTTGTAAACGCCACGGGCGATACACTGACAGGTGTACTGCTTGGTGCTAACGACTCAAATTATCGTGCAAAAGGAACATCTGCTGATAGAACATCAGTCACGCAGGGGGTAGGCGATCAATCGGTTTTTCCTGCGCTTGCTATAGATAAAAACGGCAAGGAATTAGGTGCGGTAGCAAGTTATAGATATCCAAAATACAAACAAACTTTTACAAATTTAAGAGCATACACGAAAGATGGGCTATATGCAGAGATAAGGATAAGGGCTGGAGATAATCATACTTTTTTTGGTGAGTATAATTATTCCGGTTATAGTGGTAACTTTACTTTCGATGTTCCCCTAACCGACAATTCCGTTATAATCCCTACCACATCTTGGATACAGAGTAGACTATTAAATGGCGATAATATATATGCAGACACAATAAAGTTTTCTAACGGCAATGAGATAGTATTTGATGGATTTTCTGATGATAGTGAAAAAGCATGTTATGTTGGGTATAGGTCCAAGTCAGGCAAAGGCAAGATCAAAGAATATTTTTTCCATAACATGAAAGGATCTCCAGCAAATATAAGGGCAGCGAATTTTTATGGTTACTTAGCCGGCAGGGCGCAACGATCAGAGAGTTTGTGTAACATGTTTAATCCTACTGCCAATGGTCCTGCAAACAGACCTGCGAGTGCAAATGTGTCGAGTGACAACACCGGGGGCGTTAGAAAGTTTTTAGCGTCGTCTGCAATGTCTATAGGTAAACCAGAAGGGGATGGACACATATTAAATCTTGATTGGGATAATTCAGACGTATGGAACACCCAGCTTTTCGTGCCTCAGATACAAACGACGCATGTGCAGGTAAGGTCTTTAGCGGGGGAAAATTGGCAACCATGGAAGTCTCTCGCTTATCTCGATGAGCTTCCCGGCCTGTCCACCACGGTGGCAAATGGATTGCTTCCGAGGCTGTCCGGCAATGCGAACGACGTCATGACTGGCACGGGGGCGTGGAGTTCTAATAATAGTATTACTGCTCAGTCATTACGTACAAATGGGTATGTGAAATTCGGTAATGGTTTCATTATACAATGGGGTATTACTGCCAAAGCTACGTTATCCGTTACATTTCCAATTCCATTTCCGAATAACTTGTTATCAATAGTACAGGGCGACTTATATAGTGATAGAGGTGACCGTATGACTTACGATGAAAAGCGAATTAATACAAGGACAAATACTGGTTTCACATACAATAGCGCTTCTTGCGAAAGGGCTTGGGTTGCCATTGGATATTGAGGTGATATTAATATGTTAAATAAAAAATTTTATAAAAACGAATTGGAAACGCAAGAACAATTAGCCGCATACTCACAAGCGGCGGAATGGTGCAATGCAAACGGAGCGACAATTGAGGATAAAGGCGAGTATTACGAAGTAGTGGAAATCCCACCCCCAGATTTAAAAGCGGTGAAAGCCGCTAAAATTGTGGAACTGAAAAGAATACGCGATACAAAAGAGCTGGAGCCTGTCGAGTTTGACGGTTCCAGTTTTGATTTTGACAGCAAATCATATGAGAGAATTACAGCGGCTATCTATGCGCTGGAATCACAAGGAGCGCCCGCTACAATCAATTGGACGCTGGCAGACAATGGAAGCACACCGGTCACAGCGGCTAACTTGCGGGGTGTGATAGCCGCTGCGGCCGTGCGAAGCAATATGCTTCATACGAAATATCGTGAACTAAAAGCAGCCGTGCTGGCGGCTAAAACTGCGGAAGAAGTTGAAAAAATAACGTGGGCGGAGGATTGATATTGTGAATTTAGAAAACGCAGGCACAATTTTAGGCGTCTTTGTAACGCTCACAGGAATGTTCGGCTGGATATTTAAAATTTGGATCATAAACCCACTATCGGTTTCGATCGCCGCTTTGGGCAGAACAATTGATAGAATGGATAATGTTCTGCGCTCGATGCAAACGGACAATCTCGCAATGCGGACAGACATTGTTAGGGTAGACAGTTCGACCAAGTCCGCACACAAGCGGATTGATGATTTGGCGGAGCGACAGACCATATTAGAAAAGGAGCTGCGGGAACATGATTAA